CATTAGATCTTCAACATTGCGAACGCTGTGACTGGTAAAGATGTTCATGCCCTCTACAGCTTTACTGCTTTGACGGACCTTCTCTCTTTCGTCTTCAGTTATCAATCCAGCTTTTATGTTCCTGGGGTTAACCCCCGACATAGAGTGCATCATTCGCTTGAGAACTTGCTTCTGGGGCATCTCAAATGAAAATATGAAGGCGGATATGCCCTGCCTGTCCACGGCCCTGCTAGCTATGTTCAGAGCCAACTGAGACTTACCGCAGGACGTAGGAGCCGCGATAACGCAAACCTCCCCCATGCATATGCCTCCGTCGTGCAGTTTGATGTCCAGGTGATCGATGTGCGTCTTGACTACGTCAGCTTCGTAGCTCCCGTCCAGCATGCTCTCGAACTCCTCCTGTATCTCGGCTAGGGCGGACTTGACACTCTTGTCGCAATCGGACATGTCGTTAAGACCCAGAAGGAGGCTCTCAATTTCCGAGGAGACTTCCTTGCTGTCCTTCACTTCGGACTGCATCTCTTCAACGCTGGACCTGAACTGCTTGATCAGCTGGCGAAGGTTGGACTTCTCCTTTATTATTTCAGCACACATCTTAACCTGGACCATGCCCGTCTTATTGACGTGCTCCATCATCCCCGCTATGCCACCGATTTCATCCAGCATGCCGTCCTTCTTGAGTTCCTCGGACAATGATATTTCGTCCAGCTCATTACCAGATACTACGATCTGGCGCATGCACTTGAATATGATTTGATTCTCTACCTTATAAAAATCTGATGCTTCTAGCATTGTAGCCACTTCATCAAACTTGCTCGCTCCCCCTGCAGTTACGAAACTGCTAAGAAGGCATTCTTCTGCTTCTGTATTTTGTGGTATCATTTCTTGTTTTGTTTGTTGGTCAAAAAAGGGGAGGAGGCATAACCCCCTCCCCAGAATCATTAAGCCGTGATCAGCTTAGAACGGCTCGTCTGTAGAACCGCTAGCGGAAGCCGAAGGGACTTTACTTCCCTTGTCCTCCTTCTTGCTGATGCTGATCTTCAGGTATTTACCCTGAGAATCACTCACGTTGCTCCATGCGGCGATGTTATATTCAACACCTTCTACATTGAGAGGACCAGTCAAGTCTGGGTGCTTGTCGCTCTCCTTGTATTTGTTTTTGAATATAGCTCCGCTATTAGTGTTATCGTATTTTTCTGGCATAATTAAAACAGCTCCTCTGTCTTTTTGTTATTAGTGTTGGGTTTGTTTGATGCTTTTCCATGATCATTGGTTGCGTCAGCATCCTTTGCGTCATCGATAGCAAAAAGTCCATTCAGTGCATATTTGCGAGCGTAAGAACTAGCACTGCCAGTAACCTGCGCTTGGTCCATGCCCTTCTTAGTTACGGCGTGCTCAGCAAAACCGCTTGCATTGATTGCATCATCCGTGTCGTTGTCAAGAAGTCTAGCTACGGCCCTCACGAAAACTCTGCCCTCCAGGGCAACCAGCTCGTCACCTATGACGATACTGCACTCTTGAATGATCAAGAGAGGCTTAAGAGCAGTTAAGATATCTTCACAGGATCGGTAACTGTATCCACCGAACTTATTGGTCTGCCCCTTGGGGGCTTTCAAAGAGGATTGTATCCTCTGTAGCTTCTTACGTATATTTGTATTCGTACTTGCTTTAGTCATACTTGGTTTTTGTTATTTGTTTTCTATACAACTTGGATCTCTTATCCGAGTTGCTTGCATCCATGCTGACAACGTCTACACCGAGGTCAAGTAAAATTTCCAGCTGTTCTTGATTTTTTTTCTGCTTGAATCTTTTCTGCAATTGAGTTGCCCCGATGGGGTGCAACAATCCTGTCCTGCTGAACTCAATCCAGTCGGCCATGCGCCTAAGTGCTTCTGGTAGAGACACATTTGCGCTCCTGCATGCGTATCGCTTCCATGCGTTCTCCACCTTCCCCAGGAAGGCGTTGCTCTGCCTGTGCAGAACTCCTCTTACTTCCCCGCTTGCGTGACAATGATCCACTACAGTGTCGTGCATGCTACCTTGGCTTATAGGGCACCTCTTAGGTTCGTTTGCCTTTCTCCATTCGGAGAGCCTGCTTTGAGTTATATATTTCATAATGTGGTAGGGAAGACAGGACTCGAACCTGCGACCCTCGGTTTAGAAAACCGATGCTCTATCCAGCTGAGCTACTTCCCCTTTCGTAAGTTAAGCTCATGCATTTTGCGATTTCATCTAACTCTTGGTTCATTGACGCCTTCTGCCTCTTGAGTCTTTTTATCCTGCAACTAAGAATTCTATGGCGGTGTATCAAAGACTGAGCATGACGCTTTAAAACTCGGACCTCCTTCGGGGAGGAAGGAACCTTATGATTGAATACGTTCCTGTGCTTTGACTCTTCCTTGTCCAGCTTGCGCTTCTTCTCGTTCTTCTTTTGTGTTTTTGTTATCATAAGTCATAAAGATCCTTGGGCAATTCCCCCTTGTCAATCCTGTTTTTTGTCTCGTAAAGGCACATGGCATTCCAGATTACAGCGGACAGATGATCCTCTGCGCGATCCTCTTCCATGAATTGCCATAGGTGCCTGTTAATGCTGTCCACGTATCTTGAGACAGGGATACCCTTCTTCCAGTTATCCCTTCCGTATTTCTCTGCGCCGTCTTCAAAGCGCCTGGCTACGGCCCTGAGTGCGCTAACGGGAATTAGACTGGGTAACCCCTTGCCTCGCATTGCATCTCGCACTGCTCCAGTGCTAAAGTTTGATCTGTTTCCTGAGTCTGGTAGTTTCATATTTGTTCTATCTGTTCTATTGATATTATTTTTCCTCCTCCGCCTCGCTTGAAAATGCAATACCCCTGGGAGTCTGGTAGTTTTTTAAGGATTAGTTTAACTGCGTCGTTCTTCGTTCTTGCCCACTTGATTGCGGACCCAATGTAACCTTCTGGCATATCAAATCTCATATACTTTATCAAGTATTGATTCACAGCTTGGGGTAATGAATGACGAATCCTCTGCCAGCATTCACGCATGCCACGTTGAAGTCAATCCACTCCTCCGCCTCTTCGTTCGTCATTCCATCTTCAGTGAAGACGTCAATCATTCTGAGGTAGTCATAGACCGCGTAACCGAATTGGTCCATGCCAGTGATGCACTTTTCTAGCCCATGAAATATAACAGCTTCATCGGCTAGACCAAATAGGTTTTCTTCTTCTTTCTCTGGATGATAATTTAGTCTATACATTTTGCTATGATTGTTTTGTTTTTTTCTTTTATTATAAGGGATTTCACTTTCCGCCAGTATGCTTTCGTTGATTCCTTCTTCCATCCATTTGGTCCGCCGTTGTGTATCCGAGCTATGTCTTGAACTGTAACGGGTCTCCCTATGCGATCTTCGGTCGCGTATCTTGAGGCGTAAGCAATAAATATATCTATGCTTGTTTCTCGGTCGAAGGCGTCTTCATGCTTCCAGTCCTTCCCTGCGTATTCTGAGGCGTCCTGGACGTAGGCTTTGTGCATTTGCAGGCAACCATAGGCTAAGCCATTGTCCCCTATTGCTAGATCATCTCCAGCGCTTTCTACCTGTATTAAAATTAGTATAAGGCTTATCAATGTCATTTCATTCTGGTTCTCCAATATAGTTTACTGCAGAGCTTTGCGATTTCAACGCCCTCGAGAATCTGCTCTGGGTTCCAGACCTTGTGATAATGCTTCTTGGTGTCGCAATCAATACAAATTGATATGCACCCAGGTATGTAGTCCATCTTGGCTCGCTTGGAAAGCATCCAGGATTCAATAGCCAACTGATACAGGTCCTTGGGGTAGAACTTTCCCGTCCCCTTGCAGTTGGCTCTGCACTTGTAGTCAGCCAGGAACGCTTCACCAGAGGCATCCTTGCCGATGAAGTCAACGCTACCTACGATCTTGACTGTCCCTTCGCCCAGCATGTGCTCTACGGCAACTGGAGTTACGTCGTTGTCAATATACCAATCTATGAACGGACGAGCCCATCCGTCCCAGGGGGTCTTATTTGATGGTAACCTGGCATCCATGTCCGCCAGGACGAAGTCCTCTATGCGCTTGTGCACGGCTGTCCCAAACTCGGAGGAAGGTATCTGCTCTCCCGTAACGGGGCTTTCCCTGGTGCCGTAGGTCAAGTCCGCTATGCCTCTCCAGTGCATGCCAGGCATCTCCCTAGCTAACTCAGTGATCTTCATGGGTTTATAGATGCTGTCAAGAAATGGATCCTTGATTATTCCCAGGACAGTTGTGACCGAAGGCCATGCCCCCTGTATTTTCTTTGCTTGAGCTGGGGTTGCTACATCCTCGAGGAAGATGGGGTTGCCTTTGTTGTATTTGTAGAAGTGCGACATATCTTATTTAGTTTGGTGTATTGGATTTTAAGCAGATCTGATCTGCGAATCATCGAGATGAGGTCATCCCTGTTGCTTCTTGTGTAGCCCTTGTATAGGGCATCCGAGGCGGTTGCAACACTTTTATTTGTATCGCAAAGTTCCTCGGCTAAATTTTGTAGGTGCTCCCTTCGGATTACCATGTAGTGATCAATGCACTCAAAGGCTATGAAATCCTGCTGTCCGTAGAGCCAGCCCTTGTCCCCCTTGTTATTCTTGAACTCCAGCCAGATGAAGTCCTCCGTTTTGGCCCCTGTTCTGCTTTTACGTTTCAGCGCCTTGACGTCTATGCTACCCGCAGAGCAGACCCAGTCAATGTGCATGTATTGCTCGGCTAGGGTCGCGGGTCTAGCGCCTGGGTATCTCTCCTCCAGGAGTTTGCCGAAGGACGCCTCCGTCTCCTGCCCGTCAGCCCAGGACTCCGTCCCCACCCAATCTTGGTATGTCTGACCCTTCTGACCTCGCATCAAAGCTCGTCCTCTTCTATGCAGTCCAGGACGTAATTAAATATGTATTGTATGTCGTCTACATCGAGGTCTTCTTCTATTGGGAAGTTCAGAATCTCTCCCTTTGTGATGTGACTTATCACCAGGTAACAGCAAGGGAAGAACTTATACGTTACCGATATCTTCCTAGCTATCATCTGCTCTATGCACTGCTTGACTGTGCGCTTGTGCATTTCCCTTTTGATTCTAGTCGTGTAAACATCGCCAGTTGCCAACTGCGATACCATCTTCTCTTGAATGCTGTCTCCTTGGACTACTGACACCATTGCATCGGGCTCTAAGAGGTTAGCCCCCCCTTCTGGATATACGTTGAGTTTTTCCATAGCCCAAAAAAAAGCCCTTTAAACCCTGATTGTCAAGGCTTAAAGAGCTTGCTGTTTTTAATCTAATTTCTCGGCGATGCCGTCACTTCATGTTGCTTAGAATTATTATGGCTATTGCAACGACCAGAAGCAGATCGAAGGCATCTCCAAGAGCCCTAAGCACCCTGCACCTCCTCACCTGACTGCAGTCCTAAGTTCACGAAGACCTTGTCCAGCTCCAGCATGAAGAGCCGTTGCCTTTCTAGACTGTCTTCCATTGGCATGTCATTAGGCGCATTCCAGTCCGTCAAGAACCCTTCGTCGGTGAAGTGCGCTAGAACGTCGTCGTGCGTTATCGCGGTGTATTGCCCGTCAGTCTGCGCTAGCATTCGGACTGAGCCCTCCTCCTTCAGCAGTCGCCTGACCTCGCTGAAGTAAGTGAAGGGTTCTTCTCCGAACAACTGCTTAGCCATATCTTCTATCTCGGGTATTGTTTCCATTATCTCTGTTATATTTTTCATTGTATCTCTAGTATGTTTGATTCGTCGGCATCGACCACGTAGCAGGTATCGGACTCTAATTCCTCAAACCACTCGGTGTCGTTTCGACCTAGGTCGTTGCACTTAACTTTCTCTACGGCTTCTGCTTCGCTTCGTGCGTAGACAGTGTATCTTCGCACTCCCGAGACGGGCTGATCCACGTCGAAAGCTATAGGTTTTTCGTATGTTTTACTCATTGTTTCCTTTCTATTATATTTCTGCTGTGAAGTTGCATTCACCTGTTTTCTTTATGCAATCCCTGATCTGCCTACCAAGATACAGGTCGGCGTATTGACTGAGTTCAGCTTCGGTAATGTTCGCATCCTTCAATTTTTTGTCGTTGTAACTATTATTGTTATCGAAGAAGTCATCAATCTTCTTAACGTCGACTGACTCTTCAATGCTCTTGATTTCCGCCTCGACAGTAGGTAACTCTTCCTCGTCGAAGTAGTAATCCAAGTGCGTCCAAGTTCCTTCTGAGCCGAACCTGTCGGCGGCATCTGATGATTGCAGTCCGAACCAGAATTTACCTTCTATATCTCCGTTGTAGTATCTACCCATTGTTTCCTCCTTCTATTGTGTAGTTCTGTAGTGCGGTAAAGTAGTCATGCCCAGGAGCTGACTCTTCAGCTTCCCAATCAATGTCTCCAATGTCCATTTCTAGTCCTGCTAGTGCCTCGGCTTCAAATTCATCCTCGGCTTCAACTATTACTCCTACGTATGCTCTGCATATATATGTTTTTTTACTCATTGTTTCCTTTCTGTTTTTTAATAGCGTCGCAGAATGCGTTGCTTAGGTGTTCGTCGGGCGATACGTATTCGTGTGGCTCGGGGTTCAGGGCGTATCTGACCTCGGAGTGAATGCATCTGTAGATCGTGTCGTCCAGATTGCAGTTCACGTCGTCGTTGTCCCACTCAGGGAAGTGCATCTTGTATTTTTCCAATACTTCGCGGACTTCGTCCATTACCATGTTGGTGATGTCGTCGATGCACCCTTCTTTATGTTCGCCTTCTGGCATCATATCTCTTCCTCCATTAGTTGTTCGCCTGCGAGATCTTCAATCAGTCGCAGTTCTTCTTTTGTTAGCGGGATCAGTATTCCCCGCATGTCTTCCTCCTTGAGCCAGTCAAGTTCTCTGTCTTCGGCGTCATTGAGGAGTTTAACTGCGCAGATGTCCACGCACTCAATCTCGACTTCGTCCCACTTTTCAGTGCAGTTCTTGTCGTCCCCGAAGGTGGAAGTGCACTCGCAGTGCTTTAGCCTCCAGTAGACTTCGGTCTCGGCAAAGCATTCTCTACCTCGCAGTTCTAGTTCTACCTGTATGAAACTTCTCATTCAAAGATCCTCCTTTCTACGTCCTTGCATGATTGTTTCCAAGCCTCCCAGGAGACCAGACCATTAGTCCAGTTCTCGGGTTGCTCTTCTATCTTCGACACCTGCTCGCAGTATTTTTCAATTGCCGAGAGGATCACTACTTGATTCAGCGGTGAACCGAAGTCCATCGCGCTAGTTACTTTTTCTATGTTTGTTTTCATGATTCGTATTCCTTTGTTCCCATTTGAAAGCCGAAAGCGTAATCGGCACTTCGTTCATCTTTAGTTGAGTATGGCGACTTGTAGTTGTCCCCAGACATTCCGTCGGTATAGCCAGTATTGTATGCGGTCATCGACAGGATCATTATGTCCTTCGCCATCGGCGACAACTCCTTCACCAGTGCTTCTATCCGCACCAGTCTCTCGTAGTAATCGTGCGGTTCTGTTTCGTCGAGTGCTGACTGCACCTCGATGTCCAACTTTGCGATTGTCCCTCTGAGTATTGTCTCCTTCATCCTGCTACCTCCTCTGTGTTGTAGCCCTTTTCATTAAGTAGCTCAATTACGCCAGATGGCAGAGAGAAGACCCCGTCGTAATCGGTGACTTCCTTGTTGTCGAACCAGAGACCGCCTTCGGCGTGCCAGTCATGACCCCCCGTCTCTTCGTCAAAGATCTCAAACCACCCGTAGGTGCTGTCCTTGATGCCGACTGTGCAGTTGAGTTTGACTTCTGCATTTTCCCTGATGATTCCAAACGAGTTCTCAAGTGTGAGATGCTCGGTAGTTGTCTTGCTGTATTCTTTGTGTTCTGTTTTCATAATAAATTGTCCCCCCTTTTATTCGGTTTGGGCTCCGTTCTGTATGTGTGATAGCTGATGCACGAGAAAAACCCTAGCCAGATATACCGACTAGGGTTTGCTGTTACCTGTCCCAAGTGTCCTTGATTGTGCACCAGATGATCGCTTGCGCTTCGTATCCCTTGAGCTCGTTTGCGTGCGCAAGTTTCACAGTCACTGCTTCAATTCGGCGGTATTGTGCAGACGTGCAACTCTCGGCGGTTTCCGTTACGCCCTGTTCTGGACGAACTAGGCAAGCTCGGATGTGCCACTTGTCCGCTGTGATGTGATCAGGTGAAAGCAAACCGACATTCATTGCGAAAGCGTGCGTCTTCGGTGACTTCTCCGAGAGTGAAACCTTGTCCGCCAGTATGGCGAAAGCTTTCAACTTGTTCGCGTTGTAAGTGCAACATTTGACGGAGTCCGCACCAGATCCATACCAGTGCGCATTGATTACGCTGTAGGCATCTTGCTTGTTGCGCTCCCATTTGTTATTCGGTGAAAGTGCAGACAAGACGCCCGCGACTTTGTAAGGATCAATCTTGAACTCGTTCGCGGTTTCTTGGCACCATGCTTGCGCTTCTTCATACCATACCTTGCCCGCCTTGACTTGCCCTCTGTTTGCGTGCTGTAGCCAACGATCAAGGCTATTGTATATTTTTCTGTCCGTTGTGTCTGTGATTTTTATCATATCTTTTGCCCTCCCTTGGGCTTCTGTTTGGGTTTTTGTTTTGTTTTAAAATTGCACGAAAAAAGGCGACGGGATAAACCCGCCACCTTGAACCATTGAACAAATTATATTTGATCCTTTTCGTAATCCGAGACGTCTTCAAGTCCCGCCATTTTCTTGAACTTCGATTCTAGCTCGTTGTATTTCGTTTGCAGCTCTTCGTTCGCTGTGATCGATTTAGCGAGCTCGGCGTTCGGCAGTGCTTGGCTTAGTCGAGCGATTGTCTCCTCCAGGTCGGTAATTCTCGATTCGACCTCTACCATTTCGTCATTGCCGACTAAGTCGTCTCTGTCGTCAATGCATGAGCTGACTTCGTAGCTGAGATCGATATCTCCGATTTGATCGCGAACGATGTCATAGAAATTGTAGTTATCGATTGCCGAATCGACGAAAGCGTCAACCTTCGACTCAATGCTTGAGTCGAGGGCGTCTGCTAGTGCGTCGATGTCGAGTTCTGCTTCGGTATTGATTTGTATTTTCATGTTCTTTTTGGTTTGGTTTGTATTGTGCACAGTGCGTGCATGCCGAGTGTATCGGAATATATACAGCAAACCGAGAGCAATTTAACCCTCATAAGTAACCAGTAAGACAGGTTCTGCGCAAAGGTGACAGAATAAGCTGAGCTAATGCCCCTAGGTGATGAGAGCCAGATGTAGAAAAACTATATAGTGGCTCTTGCCACAAACTATAAATAGTTTTTTGTTCATCTGGCTATCACGTTTGCCCCCGTATCCCCCCTGTATGCCCCCCAATTTGTAGATAGACCCAGATACATAGGCACAAAAAAACCCCGCCATTTCTGGCGGAGCTTGTATTGTTAAGACCCACCCAGATTGCTCTGGGCAGGTCAGCTAACAGTCGCTATTCAGCGGAATCTTCTTCCTCGACCAACTTCCACTTGAAGTTGTAGCCGATCTCAGTGGCAAGCAGAGTCGCGTTCTTGAGCCGAGTTAACTCTGGCTCGTTGACGCGAGTCCACTCCTCGAAGGAGTCATCTGCTTTGAAGGTGATCAGTGAAGCGGCTTCATGAGCTCTTTCGTGCTCTGATTCAACTGCTTTGAGGATGGCATCCTTTACGGATGATGTGACTTTGATGGTGTAAGAACCACTCATATTTGAACTTTCTTTTTCTGTTAGTGCTTCGGCAGACTGCCTTGGCTGACTAGATTATTTCACAGATTCAAAAAATGGTCGATAACTTATTTGCCCAAAATGATACGTATAAGACTTTCTAATAGAAAGTCGCCCCAGCATTAGCCCGATTGATGAGAGCCAATACAAGCAAGTATGCTATAATAGCGAAGCAGCATAGCTTGCGCAGGATTGGCTGTCATAAAGGGGTGGGGGTGTCAGTCGATCGCAGTCAGCAGCAATCCAGTAATGCATTCACTACGTCGTAAAAAAAAACCCCCTCAAGGGGGCTTTATCTAGGTCGATTGTTTCTTCCTCTGTTAGTCTTAATAGACATAACTCTTAGGTTGGATTTGCATCCATTCATAGGGTTACCATCTTTATGATCTATATCTTTGCCCTGGAGGGCGGATTTTCCGTATTTACGGATTGCAGCTCTTCTGGCTTTATTACGTTGAGCTCTGCGTTTCTTTTGCTCTGGTCTGGCATTGTATGCCTTGTCTTTGAGCTTAGCAATTTTTTCTTTATAGGTCATGGATGTATTTTAGCATAGATTTTTAGATACAGCTTCGCCATTAGCAAAGCATGCAGTAGTAGACAATACGAGGTATTGTCGGACTAGGTATTATCGAAAAGTGATCCGTAATACTGCAGCGTTATTTTATAGTTCCCTTCATGTATTCAGGGGAACAAACCCATAGCCCAGGTAGAGAACCAATATCCCTATCAGTTCTTTATCCAGCTGGACTGCGTTCGTTTTGTGTCGCGTCAGATGCTATCTGTAGGGTCGTTTGCACCGTAAAAGGCTTACCCTAGGGACTATGTCTGAAAACCCTTGACAGGCTTTCTGTGGTGTATTATAACATACGCACGCAGTCCTACGGCACCAAATGAAAGAAGTCAACCCCAAAAATGAAGAAAAAAATGCCTTCGATGAAATCGAGGAAGAGTTGATGCTGGACATCAGGTCCGCCGTGCAGGAATACGCAGAGGAGATGCAGGTCCGAAAGGTGAAGTCCTTAGCCAGGCATAATCCTGAGAAGGTAGCCAAGGTGCTTTATTTGTTCAGCACTGGCAACAGCCAGACTAGAATAGTGCGGCACTATAAGATCCCCAGGAATACCGTTGTGCATATAATGGTAGAGTTCGCGGATCACATTAAGAAGTTCAAGGAACTCGGGGGTAAGCTAGCTGCCAGGAACTACGTCAATATGTCCAGCCTGGAGGAGGACCTCATAGAGAAGGTCCGAGACAGAATGCAGAACGACCCAGACATGCAGGTATCCTTCAAGGACCTAAAGGAGCTTTCAATAGCTAAGATCAACGCTAGTAGGGAAGCCCTCACTGCCAGGGGCGAAGCTACCAGTATAGTGGAAGAGCGCAAGTCCTTCTCGGACGAGGACTACGCCAAGGAGATTGCAAAGGTCAAGGCTGCCCTGGCGGAAGAAGCGGAAGTCATTGACATAGAAGAGGATGCTTAATGGACGAAGAAGTTCTAGGTAAGCTAAAGGAGATCCTGGGGGAATACTACCCTAATTATATGATCATTGTCCTGGATGAATCAGGAGAAGTGCAGTCCGATTACACGACCGTTTCCGTAGCTAGGATGCTTATGAGAGAAGCTGCCCTAGAATTCAAGGATGACTCCGTGGAGGTCGTCTGGGACGACGAAGATGAATAAGACGAATAATGTCCTTAATATTTACTAAGCACCCCATGCTGCCGTCTCTGACGGATGCAGAGATAGTTAAGCTCTGGGACAAGGACCCAGGTTTACTGAAGAACCTGCACAAGCAGCACGAAGAGAGAATCCAGGCTAGCGTTGAAGACCCACTTAGATACGGGTTCAACTTGGCGGGTTGGAGTCGGATCCAGGATGCCCTGGAAACCTCGGATGAAGCACTGGTCCTAGGGGGCAACAGAAGTGGAAAGACTACAGGATGCGCCAAGGCGGTCATGCGGGCCGTCCAGGAAAGCATGGACGGGCACATTGTATGCTTTAGCCAGAATGAAGACACTAGCATCAAGGTGCAGCAAGCTGCAATCTGGGAAATGATGCCGAAGGAGTTCAAGAAGAAGACCAAGAGCATAGAGGGATACATTAACTACAGTATGCAGAATGGCTTCACAGCCAAGAGCTTCATCTTCCCTGACACCAGAACTCGGGTAGATTTTAAGACTTACACGCAGTTCAGTAATAACCAGACGATCCTAGAAGGTATGGAGTTCGGGTTCAAGGACCCGAAGGGTATAAATATAGGGACTTGGTTGGACGAATACCTGGGTGACGCTACCCTGGTCAATACCCTTAGGTTCAGATTGGCTACCCGAAACAGCAAGATGCTTATTGGTTTTACACCGATTGACGGCTTCACGCCCTTCGTGGCTGAATACTTAGCTGGGGCAGAGATACAGGAGACTAGATACGCTGAACTGCTGGACAGGGAGCTACCCGTTGTGCAGACCTGCAGCGAGAGAGACGCCAAGATTGTCTACCTGCACTCCGACGAAAACCCTTGGGGTGGTTACACGAGAATCGCTAAGGATCTAGCTTCTCAGTCCGAAGAAGAAATTATGGTTCGTGCTTACGGTATACCCGTGAAGAGCATGACCTCCCTTATACCTATGTTCAGTACATCGGTAAATGTATTGGGAGATAAGGAGAATCAGCACGGAATGCGCTTTCCCGACGTAACCTCAAAGAAGGACTTCACCTGCTACCAGGTCTTGGACCCTGCGGGTGCCAGGAACTTTGTGTCTATCTGGGCTGCTGTAAATGAAGCAGGAGAAGTATACGTCATTAGGGAGTGGCCAGACAGATACAACTACGGTGAATGGGCGCTGTTCGGTCAACCCAGGTGGAAATACGGGCCAGCCTCGAAGAAGATCGGCTTTGACATTGCCGCCTATGTAGAGTTGTTCCGCGAAATAGAAGAAGAAATGGGTATTGAGGTCTACGAGCGCGTAGGGGACAGCAGATACTTCGCCAGGGAAAACGAGAACAACGAGGATCTATTCACGGTATTCTCGGATCACGGCATGGACTTCATTCCTAGCAGCGGAGTAATGGAGGAAACGGGCATAGCAGCGCTGGACGAATGGTTCGCTTACAATCCAAATGCCAGCGTGGATGCAGCAAATAAGCCCTTGTGCTACCTGCACGAAAGCTGCGAGAACACCCTGGACAGCATAATTAACTACAATAGCAACGGGAAAAACGACGAAGCACTGAAGGACTTTTTTGACGTAATGCGCTATCTGCGCATGATAAACTCTGGCGACGGACCAGACCACTACAACCCTAGTATCATAAATGCACTTGATACCAGAAATAAAGGATACTAATGCCTAAGGTAAAATTAATACATATAGCTGAAGAAAATGAATTCGATTTTGAACTAGCTTTCAAAATAGCAAGGGAAAACCTGAAAGAAGAAATGCTGACGGGCAAAGGAAAAGCGACATGGGTGAGCGAAGAAGGTCAGGATATCCTGGATCGATTGCTCCTAGCCCAAGAACTGCACCCTGCCGAATATCATGGTCAAGTTGTAAGGCTGGCCCCAAATCGGAGCTATGTTTATGTAAGGGTAAAAGATATAAAAAAGACCGTAGCTTGTGTAGTCCCGAGGGGCATCCAGGAATCCCTAATGGGCAAGGCCATTTCTATCGAAGAAATAAAAGACAACAAGGGCTCCACGTTCAGATACGTAAAGAAAAAAAATCGTTCCTAATGCAAGAAGAAGACATCACTTTAAATCAAGAATGGCTAGACGAAAACACGGATAGGCTTCTTGCCTGGGAGCTTTTGAGGCGAGGTCTAATGGTAGATTACAGTGAAATTCCGTCACAAAAATTATGTGATAAGATAGGTGTCCCAAAGAACTACGTTTTTAACGTCATTAAACGAGCACAAAAAGTATGCAAACCGACGCTTCCGAAGCATTAACATATCTTAGTAAAGAACCAGACGTAGGATCATTGAGAAATGCCTACGATCAAACAGTAACTGAACTTGAGTCATACTTTGACCAGTGCAGGAACTCCTACGACGACAGGCGAAATTTCTGGCCTGGGAAGAGCAGGGACCTACGCAAGCACGGGGCGGATGCTTTCCCGTGGGAAGGTGCCAGTGACATGGAGGCCCACGTCATTGAAGAAAGAATATCGAGACTTGTATCCCTACTAGTATCCAGTCTTAAAAGGGCCAACGTCAGGGCGTTTCCGACCGAAGGTACGGACGCAGAACGAGCCAAAATAGTATCCAGTTTCTTGAAGTGGATGGTTAGTAGTGGATACATACCTCGCTTCATGCGTGAAATGGAACTGGGCGCAAACTACCTCCTTGAGAGGGGCGTCCTAATTACATACGTAGGATGGCTAATTGAAGATAGACGAATTATTCAAAAGCTGAACCTGGATCAAATTGTTCAGGCAGTTCCAGAGATTGGAACCCTCATGGAAGAAGGCGACGACGAAGCTATCATCGATAGGCTCAAGTCAGCCTATGACGGCGTAACCGACAAGAGAGGGAAAAAGGCGCTAAAGGATTTAAGAAAAACTGGATACGCGGAGCTTCCGACAATCAAACGAAGCATCGATGCCCCCGACGTAAAAACACTATCCCCCGACGGAGACTTTTTCTTCCCTTCTTATGTTACGGACCCTCAGCGCAGCCCTTACTGCTTCTGGAGGAGTTATTACACTCCCCAAGAACTAGAAAACAAAATACTAACGGACGACTGGGACGCTGACTTCGTTCAAGATGTAATACAGAGATACTCTGGTGTAAGCCAAGACATCATAGACGGCGAAAAAGGGGTAGGTAGAAACGAAGGGCTGAGAGAGGGTGCCTACGAATCCAATGACCTCGTTGAAATCATTCACTGCTTTCAAAGATTGATTGACCCTGACGACGGTGCAGAGGGAATCTATAGAACAATTTTCCACAGAGAACTTGGCAGCCACGCAGACAGTCAATACGCTAAATTCGAGCTTATGAATGGTTATGACGACTACCCCGTTGTTGTAACCAGGCTAGCAGAAGACAGCAAGCGACTATACGATACAACCACCGTTCCAGACCTATTAAGAGGTATACAGAACCAGGTAAAGGTTGAAAGAGATAGCAGAATAGACAGAAACAGCCTAGTCACGTTGCCTCCGATCATGCACCCAGTTAACCAGGCTCCTCAGGATTGGGGCCCAGGTAGATACATTCCCCGCAGAAGGAAGGACGACTACGAGTTTGCCGATGTACCAGACGCCGCAGGGTTAGAGGGCAGTATCGAAATGGAGAAAACGCAACTTAACCAGGCCGATAGACTTATGGGGTTGGATGAGGACAGCGAGATCTCAAAGGTAAAGAAGCAGTTCCTTGTGGACAAGTTCCTTGAGCACAGCGCAGAGGTAATGCGCATGTGCTTTACTTGCTTTCAGCGCTTCGGCCCTGACTATGTTTTCTTTAGGGTAACTGGAGTTCCAGACCCTCAAGAGTTCAGCAAGGGAGACCCCAGTGAAAACTTCGACATAAGTATCTCCTACGACAGTATCAATACTGATCCAGATACGCAGGAAGCAAAACTCAAGCAACTCGTGGACCTGGTTAAACTAGACAGAAACGGAAGAATAAATGTAGACAATCTATTGATTGCCTACGCCAGCAGCATTGACCCAATCCTTGCTGACGTTATTTTACAGAAGTCGGAAACCGCAGCAGAAGACGTCCAGAGGGATGTCCTTGATGACCTTTCCAAAATCTTTGCTGGCATAGAGATGCCCGCTAGACCTAACGGTGGAGGAGCAGCAATGCCAATCATACAGAACTACATGCAGCAGCCTGACATTGCTCAAAGAATGCAGCAGGATCAAGCATTCGGGCAGAGAATGCAGAAATACATGCAGCAATACACATTCCAAGAGCAGCAGCAAGTAAATGCTACGCAGTTCGGAATATACGGAACTGAAGCGGCGTCCGTCGGCGAGGTCCAAACTCAAGATCTAGAAGGGCAAGGTTAGTATGCGACTACAGGATAATTTAAATGTGCTCCAGGGGCACGAAGCATTCGCAGGTCTAGTCAGGGAGGTAGTAACTATGCGGGAAGACTGCATCAAGGAGCTGCACTCGGCAGACATAGACAGGCTCAGCCAGATATCTGGTAAAATTTTGGCTTACGATGAAATCATTGGCCTATGCGGTTGGGATTCTTTAATTAAAAGATTCCCCGACTCTTAGACAAAAATCGTGTGCTATAATCCAAACATCGCCATCGCTGGCGTAAAAAGCGTATATTATGAGTGAAGTCAACGAAACAGCTGACGCTGCAGCTGAACCAAAGCAAGCGACTAACATATCACAGTCGGAGTTCATTAATAGGAGGATTGGTCAACTCAGTCCTCCCGCTGAAGAACAAGATAATCAAATTGCAGTTGAAGAAACTACAGAAGAAGTCAACCAGGAGCCAGAAGAATCTCCTGAAGTAGTCGCTGAAGAAGCGGTCGAAACTGATGAAGCTGTAGAGGAAGAGCCGCAAGAGGAGGAAGCCGAGGGTGAAGATGATGTTCTTTCACAGATTGAACTGGATGACATGTCCGATGAAGAGCTTCGTGAGCTTTCCGATAAACTCGGGAGCAGAGCTGTAGCTAGATTCGGAGAACTGACGGCAAAGCGAAAGGCAGCTGAAGCTGAGTTAGAAAGACTCAGATCTGAAATGTCCAATAAGCTGGAACCGAAGGTCAAGGAATCCGAGAACCCATACAGGGACGTAAACTCAATGGAAAAACTGCAAAGTGTGCAGGAAGAAGTTGAGCAGGTCATTGAGTGGGCGGAGGATTTAATATTCAACAGTGACGGTTACTCTGCGGATGACTTTATTACTGAGATTGATGGCAAAGAAGTCACCAAGTCCCAAGTAAGAAAGCACTTGCAGACTGCTAGAAAAGCAGAGAAAAAGTATATCCCAGCCCAAATTAAAGCAATTCAAAGGCGACAAAGCGCTGCAGAACTAAAAGTATCTCTGCAGGAGCAAGCCAATGAAGAGCTGAGTTGGATGAAGGATGACAATGAAGTAAGCCAAAAATACAAAGAGATGCTTGAGGACCCAAGACTATCAAACATTGATGGACTGGACCCTGAGGTAGCTGCTCAAATGCCCTATCTTCTAGCGCATGCAGCCAACAGTATGTATGGCAGGAAGACCCTAGCGGAACCCGCGAAAGGATCAACTAAAGCCAAACCGTCACGATTAGTTCCACCATCTGGAACTCCTGGATCGGCTAAGTCCGATAAGAAAGTGTCAAACGCCCTAAAATCTATTAGAGCCGCCAGTGATCAATTCAAAAATTCGGGTAATCCCCGAGATTTCGCTGCCTTAAGAAGGTTGCAAATGGCTTCACGCTCTTAACCCATTAAATCGCTAATCAATAAATAATTAAATACTATGGCACAATTCTCAAATACATACGAGAACACAAACACAGGTTCGGCTGTTTCTAATCGCGAAGACTTGACAGATGTCTTGACTATCCTCGCCCCAGAAGAAACACCCATCCTTTCATCCGCTAACAAGAAACGCGCAAACGCAACTAAGGTTGAGTGGACCGTTGACTCACTATCTAATCCTCAGAAAGCTGGTATTTCTGAAGGTGCTGACGTTGGAACATTCCACGACAAGTTCGCTGGTCGTGCTCGTCTTGGTAACCGCGTTCAAAAATTCCGCCGTGACTACATGGTATCCGATCTGCAAGAAGCAGTCGATTCTGTTGGTCCAGCAAAGATTGCCCAAGCTGAAGCTAAGGCTATCCGCGAAATGAAGCGCGACATCGAGTACACACTTGCATCCGACAACACTCAAGAAATTGAAGACGGTTCAAGTCAGCCAAATGAACTTGGCGGTCTAGGTGACTGGATCCAAAACGCTGCTGGTTCAGCAGTAGTTCCAGCTGCATTCAGAACTCCTGGCACAAGTATCGTTGACGTGACTGACGGAAGCTTCGGTGAAACCGAGCTTAATGATCTCATTACATCGATCTTCCAGGTAACTGGTTCGACTGATGACCTGATGCTCGTTGCTGACACTGCACTACGTAAGGATATCAGCGATTTCGCTCGTATCTCTACACCTGGAGGCAGCGCAGTCAACACTCGCAGCGTTAACTACGATGGCAACAATGGCACCATTAAGCTATCCGTTGACCTCTATCAGTCCGATCACGGTGTAGTTTCTATCGTAAACGGTAACCCTGACTGCATGCCTGAGCAAGCTGGCACAGCGGGAATGTCTGGATACTTGATCAACCCTGAATACTACGGTATTCACGAGCTTATCCCAATGGGAAGCACTCGCCTACCTAACCTAGGTGGTGGTGAGCGTGGATTCGTTGATTGCGCTTTGACCCTTGGTGTATACCACCCAGGCGCTCACGGCAAGATCGGTTCAAGTGTGGTACCTTCTGAGTAAGGTAATTAAATTCTGGTTGGGGGGCGAAAGCCCCCCGCCTTTTTAATATGGATATAATTGTTCCAAATCTAAAGCGATACTCCGACGGGGAGATCGACCGTGCCTTCATGAAAGAAATCGAAAACGGTTTCGAGCTAGAAAGAAGGACAGAGCACACCAGAGTTGCTCAGGCAGCAAAAGAAGCTAAAGAGTTGAGGGGAAAAGTGCACCCAGTTCTTGGCAAACCAGTCGCAACTATTCCTCACAGAGAATATTTCCGACTAATTAAGACTTACGGCAGAGAGACCGTGCATTCTAAAGAATTTTTAAAGTATTATAATAAGAAGTTTCCAGAGCTTACACCAAACAAAATCTAATGCAGACTAGAACCTACGGAAATCTATTTAAGACAGCATCATCTCTCATAGGAGCTGGAGGAGAACTTGATGCAGGAGAACAGTCTCAGTTAAGTCACTTCATTAACCGCAGGTTCCAGCAAGCGTTCGACGAGAGCCCAGCGTGGCCTAGGTATCTTGTTAGTTCAGAAAAACGTAATATTATCTCATATGTTCTTTCAGGGGCAACTGGAAATGTTTCTGGAGCTAATGGAAACTATAGATTTATAGGTCTTAACGATGGGGACATAGGAACAGCTGGAACTAAGGTTTACGAAGACTCAAATCCAGGCGCTCCTGTAAATTTAATATACAAAAATAGCAGTAATGCTTGGATAGTAACCTATGATGCTGGGTTTTCAATAAATGCTGATGGAACAATAGATATTACTAGTGCTGGAACAACTCAATTTACTGAAGCAGATTCTATAAAAAAAGACAGAGTTGAAGATGTAGAAACCTGGACACCTAGTCAAACGTCAGAAGCTTTATTAGTTGCTGCCAAAAATCTTATTCCCTACGCTGAAATAAATAAAACTACCATTGGGGACTTTAATAGAATACATAGGCAAAAAGCATTCCAAAACAACTCCTCTATGGAGTATGATTTTTTTGTAGATTTTGATGGAGCTAACATTTTAAACATTGCTAACTCCACTGACAATTCAGCATTTGTCTCCTACAAGAATCAGTTCACTCCATTTAACGTCAACGCGGATTACTACAACTCGACGGTAGAAGTTCCAGGTGAGTTCTTTAATTTCATTGCGCACGCTGCTTACGCCGACTTCCTAAGGGTCCAGAACCGACAGGAGCAGGCTATGGCTGAAGAGCAGGTGGCCCAGGGTTACCTATTCCAAGAACTAGAAAAGATAGATCTCAGATCAAACAATAACATCATAAGCAAGAAAATTTCAACCTACGTAAATAAACAATCCCGATAATAATCCTGTGATATAATACGACCATGAATTCATTTGTTACCAATTTATACATGAAGCCGACCCCTGGTGCGACTTCTCAACGCTTACTTCCAACTGCATCTACCGTCGCCTCTTTCTCCGCGGTCAATAGCGCAACCAAGTCGGTTTCTTTTGATATCCAGTCCGAGGATGTCTTTATGACGATTGACGGGTCCACGCCAACCAGTACAAACGGTCACAAATTGTATGCGGGAAGAGCTTACACTATTAGTTCTGGCTCGGCAAAAGTCGCCAAGTTTATATCTGCGTCTGGAACTGCTGCTATATTTGGCTCTGAGCTAACAACATAATGGAAACCCAGCAGCTAACATGTGTTGGCGGTCTGGCGCAAGAAGGCTTTGAGGACTTGGGCGCAGGGGTTGTTGGCGTCAACGATTTGCCAACTCCTGACCCTCTTCGGTTAAGGTTGTTTTCTTTTATTGCTAGCGGTGCTGCTTCAGAGTCTTTTACTTTTGGTAGAGGCGGTAATACTACTGTTTATTTTGGTGACGGAACAAGCTCAAGTGCTTCTCTTACTGCTAGTAAAACCTACAGTGGTCTTACTTCGGGCGATGTAATTTCCGTAACTACGGATGCCGTATTTGGTTTTGGAATTGATTCTGGGGCTGGCGCATCTTCTATAAAAAATTTAGGAGGACTAGAGTTTTATTGGGATGCAATTACTGGAGGATCAGGAACATTAAAATTGGAAAACCTAGGTATAAAGCAACCGATGCCTAAGTGGAAAAATGGTGCAAGTGTAGATTACACAACAATAAACTTTAAGGGTAATTCAATTCCTGGGAAATTTCCTTCAAACGTTACCGCTAAAAATATGTTCATTCAGGGCAATAAATTTACTGGAGGACTTCCAAATTTAAGCTCAACTACAAAAAAGTATCAAATTCAAGGTAACGCATTTGAAGGAAGCATACACGATTTAAGTGCTAATACGGTAATAGAAGCATACCTAGCATACGGTCAGGATGATGGGAACAGTTATAATAGAGCGAATGATCCGAAGATTATGCTGACGGGTGAAATACCAAACTTGTCTGGCGCTACAGCTTTAACATTTTATCACGTTGGTGCAGGTGAACCCTGGAATCGTGGATTCAAGAACGATCTTAGCCTAGCATCTGACTTCGATGTAACCAATAAACTGTCAAGATTCTACGCAAGTAATTGCCTACTATCGACGGCGGAGATTGATAAATTATTAAATGCTTTTGCCAACGCTGGCACAACTAGCCCAAACATTATAGATGTAAGTGGTAGCAATGGCTACCCTACATCGGCAGGATTGGCCGACAAGGACACACTCGTGGCAGCGGGATGGACTGTAAATTTACCCTCACCAAGATAATGCAAGATATTATATACAGATCAACAATCGGAACAGGTGGCTTTATTGCTACCATTGAACTATCTTCCATTAACGAAGTGCTTGGTTTCTGCGTAGGTCTAGCAACTTTCCTGTATATGTCAGCATCCGCCATAAAGGTAATCAAAGAACTTCTAAACAAATGATGACCCCAGAACTACTAGCAATGCTCGGAGGAGGAATAAGTGGTTTCGTCATGAAGCTCATTGGCACTCAGATGGAGAGCCAGGCTCGCCAGTTCGAGCGTATGATCACGTATCAGCAAGAAGCGGATGACTCAGCGGATGCAGCGGCTAAACGTAATGGTGGTGTATTAGTTCGTAGGTTCCTAGTAGTATCCACTGTCTTTGCCATTGTAATAGCTCCATTTGTCTTTGCGTGGACTGATGTAGGTGTAAGCGTAGCTAGAGAGACAAACGGCTTTCTAGGGCTATTTAAGGGCATTAAATGGGACACTGTGCAGGGATTCGTCATTTTACCAGAAATTAGGCAGACTGCCTTAGCCATCGTGGGTTTCTACTTTGGTTCTTCACAAATCAAATGAATGAAATCTTGCAAATCATTACTTCCCTCTGGCCTATCGGTATTGGCGTTATTACGCTCATTATTGTACTAGCCAGAATGCACTACAACCTAGAAGCCCTTACGGAGAAAGTAAAGGTTCTGTTTGATTTTCACAATAAAAGAAAAGATTAAATAATATGAGTTTATATGAAAACATAAACAAGCGTAAGAAGGCAGGAAGCAGTCGCCCCAAGTCCAAGTCTACAATCTCGAAGAAGGCTTACAAAAATATGAAGGCTGGCTTCCCTAAACGAAAGAAATGCAAGTAATGGGCCTTGCGGAACGTCGAAACATAAGAAAAAACATGACCGTCGCCTCTCTAAAGGAAAGGCTGAAGGCATCAAGAGATCTCGAAAAGAAACGATGCGAAAAGTGCACAAAAGTAAAAAAGGGGGGCTTACAGCCGCGGGAAGGTCATACTTCAAGCGCAAGACTGGAGCGAACCTAAAGGCTCCAGTTACCGAATCCAGACCAACAGGAAAGAAGAAAGCTCGCAAACGATCATTCTGTGCTAGAATGTCTGGAGTAAAAGGACCAATGAAAGATTCTAAAGGACGACCAACGAGAAAGGCACTAGCCTTGAAACGCTGGAAGTGCTAACAATAAACCACAACAATAAATAACTATGTCATACGGAACAATAGCAAGAGCGGCTGGAAAGGCTGCCAAGGCAATAAAGAACTCGATGAAGTCCCCAGGGCAGAAACGCAGACAAGAAGTTCAAAAAATTCTTAAACCTGGCAATCCTATATCAAGAATGAACGACGAAGCTAAAAAGGCTTTTGCCAGAAAGAACTTGAAGTAATGCTCGGATCAATAGCAAGAGGAGTAGGCGCGGGCGCAAAAGCCCTGAGAAAAATCAGAAGCGTCAAGGACGTCCCCAAGAAGCTTAGCAGCATGGACAGGGCAGCTGAAGCATACAAGCGCAAGGAGTTCCTGGCGGACGTCCCCAGAACATCCAAAGGCATGCCTATACCGCAGCTATCATCACCAGATAAGCTGAAGGGCAACCTCATGCGAAACTTAAAAAAGTTCTCGGATACTCCGCAAAAGATTCAAACTAAGCCCCAACTCCCAAAGAATGACGTCTTTAGTCGTAGACCCGTTGAATAATGCTAGGGGGTGCAATCAGAGCTGCTAAACTTGCTAAGCAAGGAGCTGGAGCCCTTAAGGGTCCAGGTACAAGCAGGGCTTTAAAGCGAAAGCCTACCGCTAAAAAAGCAGTAGACAAAGAATTAACTCAGGGAGAGTTCGAGCTCCCCAAGGAAATGGCAAAAATGAAGGACAAGACCACCGAGGAACTACTAGAAAATTTCTTTGCTATAATATCAGGCAAGAAAAAACTTTCTCCGCAAATGGAGCGAACATATCAACAAACTATCGATAAAGTCACAAAGGATTAATTATGAATATTGGATTACTAATAAGAGGGGCTAAGGGCGCAGCAAAATTGGCTGGAAAAGCCGCAAAAGCAACAGGCAGAGGTGCCAAGGCGGGCGCAAGAGCGACTGGCAGAGGCGCAAAGGCAGCTGGGTCGAAAGCTAAGAGCGCCGCAAAGGCGGCAGGCAAGACTAAGGTCGCCCAGGGCGCTAAAAGAGTTGGCGGTAAGGTCGTTGAGAACGTAGGTTACGCTTCTACATCTGGCCTGAAGAGAAGCAAGACAGGGAAATACTTTAAGGGTGGAGGCTCAAAGCCTATCCGTTCTGTTTCTAAGGCTAGCGTGAAAAAAACAGGCAAGAAAGTTGTCGGTGGTGCATCTGCGATTGGAGCTGGATACGGCACAACTAAGTCCGTCAAGGCAAGCAACGCCAAGAAGTCAAAGGCTGCGGCAGCCGCGAAAGCAAAGAGAGATGCAGCAGCAGCAAAAGCTAGAGCAGCAACCTCTAAGACTGCAGCAAAGACTCCAGCCAAGAAAGCCGCCAAGAGAGCGCTTCCAGCTTTCGCTAAACTCGGCAAAAAATCTACCGCAAAGAGTGCTCCAAAAAAATACACTATGATCCGAACTAATAGCAGTAGATTTGGTGGGTCTGGCAAAACTAAGGTAGAGATCGGATCAAGTATTATCCGCAATAGGGACGGAAGCATTAAAAAGATCAATTCTCCCTCCAAGAAAAAATAAATTTCTATAGCTTCAAATGCCAAGTACAACTGTAAACTTCAGTATAAAGAATGCCAATGACGCGCCTTTTGCGGATCAAACGCTAACCTTTAAACTCCTTACCACTGGCGCGGATGCGTCAGGGGATTACGTTGTATTACCTAGCTCTACAACAGGAACAACTGCATCCGATGGAACTGGGAGCGTTACTCTATTTACAAATGGAGATTCTGATATCAATAGTTTGTATGAAGTTCTTTTCCCTAACGGGGAAAAGCTTCAATTTATCATACCAAGTGGCACTACTTCAATATCTCTTGCGGATCTCATAACAACTCATCAGCCTGCTGGTTCTACTGCGCAGCAAAGTTCTGTCTATTCTGATGCCATAAAGAGATCCAATCATACTGGCGTGCAGCCACTGAGCAGCATAGATGCCACGGACAGAAATACCATTCAGCTTAAACCTTCAGAAGGGGCTTTTGTCGATGGCGACAAAACTAAGCTCGACGGAATAGAGTCGAGCGCAACCGCCGACCAGACGGATGAAGAGATCCAGGATATCGTGGGCTCTATGCTCACGGGAAATACTGAGACTGGCATAAGCGCTACCTACGACGACACTAACGGAAAGATAAATCTAGTTGCAGAGTCCCAGACGGATGAAAATTTTACGTCTGCCCTCAAGACGAAGCTCGACGGCATTTCATCGAGCGGGGGTTCAATTACTGACGAAGAAATAGAAGATGTAGTCGGCGGGATGCTTGCGGGTAACACGGAAAATGGAATTAATGTCACTTACGATGATTCTGACGGGACTATAGATTTTGTTGTGGAATCCCAAACGGACGAAAATTTTACGACCGCCGATCATACTAAACTTGACGGCATTGAAACGAATGCTACAGCGGATCAAACGGACGAAGAAATACAGGATGTAGTAGGGGCCATGCTCACTGGCAATAGCGAGACTGGCATAAGTGCTACTTACGATGATACCAATGGGAAGATAGATCTTTCTGTAGCGTCTCAAACGGATGAAAACTTTACAACTGCACTAAAGACAAAGCTTGACGGGATTACTGGAAGCGGAGGAACCATATCAACCGAAGACGTACAAGATGCCATCGGATCGATGCTAGTGGGTAATTCCGAAAGTGGAATTAATGTGACGTATGACGACTCCAACGGAACACTAGATTTCATTGTGGATTCTCAAACAGAGCAAGATTTTACAACTGCACTTAAAACCAAGCTTAATAATATTGAGGCATCCGCGACCGCAGACCAAACTGCTTCCGAGATTAGAGCTTTAGTTGAAAGTGCGACAGACTCAAATGTATTTACTGATACGGATCACGAGAAGTTAGAGGATATAGAAGAAGAGGCTACCGCAGACCAAACACCTGCAGAGATAAGAACTGCAGTTGAATCTGCAACCAACTCAAATGTATTTACTGATGCGGATCACGATAAGCTCGACGACATCGACCGAGTTGCAAGTTTTGTCCCGCGCAGCATTAGCTTTAGCGATAGTTCTTCCTACCTTAGGGCATATGGTGTTACTGGCGGATATGTAGACCATACATTTACAAATGTAGGAACTGGAGATTTCAGTTTAGTTTTTTATGCTAGATTAGATGCAGGAGGCACCCAGCCAGTCCTGACCAAGCTGTCAGGAACTGGATACAGATTAAGATTTATTAATGGAGGAAAGCTCATTTTGACGATGCAGGATTCAGGAGGTTCCGCGGCCTTTGAGCTAACTTCTGGGCTTGATGATGGTAAGTGGCACACCTACGTGGTTACCGTGGATCGATCTGGCAGCGCTATAGCTTATGTAGATAATGTTGCACAAGTTAATTCAAGCGGAACCGCAGGAGTTGATGTCTCGGGAACCGCAGGGGACCTGGATAACACTGGTGAATTTAGAATTGGGTCTGATGGCGGTTCTAATTCTGCAGATGGTATTGCCTTGGGGAACTACGTAGCTGTTTACGACACAATTCTTGGGTCCGAAGAAATTAGTGCAATATACCATTCGGCGGATACAGTTAAGAATGTTAGTCCAGACGCTTTATTGCTGGTTGATCTTCGTAGGGCGGAGCAAATGTTTTACGACCTAAGCACCAACAACCATACCGTTTATACCGTTGGAACAATTATATATAACGATCCAAGAATTACCTCGCTTGATAATGTTTCTATTAACCCAACCACTCCAGGAGACATTACTGGTTCGGTTATTAGGGGTGCAGATGGAATAATTGGACTTAGCGTTACAGGAGAATCAGACATTGGCTATGGTTATATGCCCAACTTGGGACGTGGCGGAAGCGTCGATCAACAAACAAGTAAAAGCACTTCTGTTGAATTAAATAAACCGTGCGGCGAAATAGTCATGGACGACGAATCCTTATCGACTGATTCTACCGTTAGTTTCACCCTCGATAATACCAGTGTCAAGGCGGGATGCGTTGTTATTGTTAATGTAGCTAGTGGTGGACTTGCAGGAGCATATCAAGTTAGCGTAGGGGCGATAGCAAATAATAGTTGCAGCATAACCGTTACCAACGTGAGTGGCAGCACTAGGTCCGAAGCCATTAAATTGAATTTTGCGGTAATTACTGCAGTCTCTTCATAATGTCAATATCTCACAGGACAAGCAGACTTAAGCTCCTTGGAGCTCCAGCCGTTGAACAGCTTCAAAATGGCAGGTATCAACTGACTGTTAATTGCACGACTATTAACAGTCGTGAAGACTGGTACAGTGCGAACAAGGCCAGGATCTTTCCAGACTTTGGATCCTTGCAGTCAGCGCAGGTATCAATAGACGGACTTGGGCCACGGCAAGGAGAAGCCTACGCGGATATGCGCCTTGTATCCGTGCAGTCCAGCACGCAGCAAGAACAATACATTGTAACTCTTGTATACGCTACACTAGGGTCCTCCTTCGTTCAAGTAAAGGACGATACCTTTAGCTACACAGAAAGTGGTTTACGTAAAGTAACAAGAAAAAGCATTGCTGCGGCTGGAACCGATTTCCAGAGGACCGTTGGTACTAGCTCTATTGATTCGCGGATTGACAGTGAGTCAACAGTTGAATGCAAATTAGCTTCTTACGAGATTAATGATACGGACAGTTACCGAGAGGTTACTGAAGTATACGTGCAGCCTGGAATTATATCCAGTGTTGAAGATTTTAAAGGCAGCCAAAAAAGTTTTGTCCAGGAAACCTTTGCTCAGGATCCAGTTGTTCCCGAAGGTTTTTCAGAAGCCAAAAAAGAAATCAGCAACGTAGATGGAATCCCTACAAAGCAGTTCACCTTTCTTAAAAACAATGTGGTGCTATCTGAGTCTGAGGATAAGGTAGGTTCGCAAAAAGCTATTGTAAAAGAAGTATTTAACGGAACTCCAGCTACTCCCGAAGGTTACAGTATAGCAAGCGAAGAAAGTTCTGATGTGGTTGGTATAGCCACTAAGCGCTTTACGTTCCTTAGGGATGGTGCAGTTCTCTCCAGCACTATAGAAGAAAGACAATCTGGACCTAATTCTATTGGAAAGGTAAGAATACAAACCGTAGAGGTGTTCAACGGAACTCCAGTTAGTACAATTAGTGGAGTAAAGATATCCGAGCAGAATTCCAATGTAGGTGCTATAGTAACTACGAAGGCTGTATTTGCTACTGGTTCTGGCGAAGTTTCAAGAAGTACAGAAACTCGTAATAATGGCAAACTTACCGTAACTACTGTAGAATCACTTGGCACTGCTGGTACGGCAACTGGCACAGGAATTGAGGCAACCACTAGACAGGAAAACGGATATACTGTATTTCGCAATGTCTTTGCTGATGGTAGTGGAGAAGTATCTCGATCTACTGAAACTCGAAATAATGGAAAACTTGTTATTACTACTGTGGAATCCCTAGGATCAGCGGGTAGTGCAACGGGAGTTGAAATAGAAGCCACGTCAAGGGAGCAAGACGGTTATACATTATTTAGAAATGTTTTTGCAGAGGGTGATGGAGAAGTTTCCAGAACTACTGAAACTCGCAATAAAGGTGCATTAACTATCACCACCGTTGAGTCACTTGGTAGTGAAGGTAGTGCGAGTGGTGTAGAAATAGAAGCCACTACTAGAGAAGAGAACGGATATACTATATTTAGAAATGCATTTGCTAATGGTTCTGGTGAAATATCTAGAACTACCGAGACTCGGAATAAGGGTGCTTTAACTATTACTACTGTTGAGTCCCTTGGTTCTGAGGGTAGTGCGAGTGGTGTAGAAATTGAATCCACTGAGAGAGAAGAAAACGGTTTTACTCTATTTAGAAATGTTTTTGCAGACGGCTCAGGAGAAGTCTCAAGAAGTGTAGAAACTCGCAACAAGGGTTCTTTAACCATCACTACTGTAGAATCCTTGGGAAGCAAAGGTAATGCATCAGGACTAGAAATTGAATCCACTGAGAGAGAAGAAAATGGCTACACTTTGTTCCGCAATGTGTTTGCAGTGGGTAATGGTGAGATATCAAGAACTACTGAAAAAAGAAATAGTGGCAAATTAACCATCACCACAGTTGAGTCCTTAGGAACAAAAATAGACGCAGATGGAGACGTTGAACTGGAGTCCACTGAGAGGCAAGAAAACGGATTTATTTTGTTCCGAAGTGTAAGGGCCACTGGAAATGGTGAAATATTAAGGACTGTAGAAAAAAGAAACAATAATAAATTAACTATTACTACCGTTGAGTCCTTAGGAGCTAAGGTCGATGCAGAGGGTGATGTTGAGCTGGAATCCACAGAAAGACAAGAAAACGGGTTCACCTTATTCCGAAGTGTAAAGGCTACTGGAAATGGTGAAATATCAAGGACTGAGGATTTAGTTGGAAGTCAGAAAGCAACTATTGTTGAAACCATTGGGAATACAGATCCTACTCCTCCGAATGGAGGATTTGTAAAAGCCAAAGAGGAAACATCGGAAATAAATAATGTAGTTAAAAAACGAGTTACTTTCCTTTTGAGCGACATAAAGTTAAGTGAAACTGAGGATAAAGTTGGTTCTCAACTAGCTATCGTTCAAGATTGGTTCGGACTAACTTCAGATCCAACTATGCCACCTTCGTCGGCATCAAATGCATATGTAATAGCTAAGGTTGAAAAGTCCGATGTCGGCGGAATAGAAACCAAACGCTATACTTTCCTTCTGGAGGATGTAAAGTTAAGCGAATCTGAAGACAAGGTAGGGAGTCAGTTGGCCAAAGTTGAGGAATGGTTCAAGCCATTAGAAGAGCCTTCGATTGAAGAATACAAAATAGCCAATGTCCAAAAGTCCAATGTGGGCGGAATACCTACGGAAAAATACACATTCCTAAAAGCAAATATAAAGTTAAGCGAATCTGAAGACAGGGTGGGAAGTCAGCTAGCCAAAGTCGAGGAATGGTTCAATCCTGAAGAGGAACCTAATATTGATGACTACGTTATAGCTAAAGTGGAAAAATCCAATATGGGCGGAATCCCTACAGAAAAATACACATTTCTAAAAGAGAATGTGGAGCTTTCGCGAAGTGAAGATAAAGTGGGATCTCAAAATGCGATTTTAACCGAAGTATTCAAGCCTGAAGACGACCCCGACGAGGGCGATCACATTGTAGCCAAAGAGGAAACGTCCAATGTTCAAGGGATCCCCACCAAAAGATTCACGCTCCTTCTCCCAAACACAGTAATTTCAAGGACAACTGATGATCGAAAAGGTTTTGAGGAAGGGAATTTTGCGCTTACGAGAGAGATAATTCAGGTATTTCAGCCTTCAGAAGAACCCGATCCAACGATTTCCAACTCCCTCTTAATATCCAAAGAGGTCCGCGACGAGGAAGGTATACCCACGGAAGCGTTTACATTCGTGCACGGCAAAGGAGAAATATCAAACACTGAGTCAAATGGTGACCCCGCTCTTCCTGCAACGGTAAGGGAGAGGACCATTGTGCACCTGGGAGAGCCAGAAGAGGAACCAGAGGGAGTTATAGTTAGTAAAAAGGTAGAGCAACAGGACGGCTACGAGGTGCATACTATAATTTCACTTGAGAATGAGATCGAGGGAATAACAAATGAATACGACGACTACATAGAGGTCGAAGTCCCAGGTGAAGTTGACCTCATTAAAGAAGATGTTTCTTCTGGCGGCGTATCTGGAACAATTGCGCTAGTAAATGTTCAGCCAAAAAGAATACTTCGAAAAAAAGCTAAAATAAAAGTAGAAATAGTAAAAGGCAGGAGTGCCATCCCCGAGATACAAGATCCAGCTTATGACCTGGGAGAAATTTCCTGCTCTGTTACCTCTACGAACTTGCAGCTTTCAATAGGACCAGGTTCAACTGTTACCATCGGAGCGGGAACTAACAATATAATGAGCGACACTGGTTTCGTTCAAGACTTCAAGGTCCAAACGAGTATAACTAATTACCCTGGGCACTTCTTAAAGGATAAAACTTATGAGGAGGGCTCAATAGAATATATATCTAGCTCTCAGCCTATAGCCCAGGGTAATTCCATAAGCAGGAATGAAGACGAGGTAACCAGGGTCACTAAACTGACTGGCACTGGTTGTGGTGCGTCAGAAAAGGACCAGTCGTGGAAAGAAGCTGGAGAAATATCAAGGAGCGTTAGGCCTGTTTTGGTTGACTTCGATGGAGTAGAGTATTATGAAGTTAGGACAATAACGGTAGGTTCCTCAGGTTCAGCAGCGTAAGCGTAATAATATATGGATAGCATTCAAAGGTTCATCAACGTCCCTCAAGGGAAACCCCTTGACGCGGAAAACAAAGTCTTGCAGCGGGAACCTGTATCTTCCAGCGACGTATACATAGAGCCTGCCCCCAGCATGGGATCTCAGCAGGAAGCTTTTACCGCTGAATTATGCATAAATGGAGTTGCTGTTGACGCCTCTATACAGGGTCGCCTAATTGTGTAATCTTGATCTATGTCTACATCCAAGGACAAGCCAATCCTTAATGCATGCAGGCCGACAGCGCAGGTAATATATATAAATGCAGAATTACAAAGAGTAGGCCATACCCCATTTCAATATGATTGCGAGGACCGACCTCACGGGAGCACCTCGGGAAAGAAGAAAAAATATTTAATCAAAGAGGAAACAAGCAATTTCGCGAGCGGAGGGCAGGCCATCGATCTATATGATGGCAAGCCAATTTGGACTGTGTTTGGCGGCAGCAAGGAAAAAAGGATCACCAGTGAAATCGACCCATTTACTGGACTGCTTCAAAGGAAGGGAGACACTGAGCACACTATAACCGCTCCCCCAGCCCACAATTGCACTACGGATAGCATTACAGCTAGAACAATTACTTCTAACGAAACCGTCTCTGGTGGGTGCGATGACGATAGCACAACCCAGAGAAGATACAGTATTAAGTTTTCCAAAGAAAATACAGACGAAGTATTAAGCCAAAACGCAAGCAAGATGCTGGGCCATTTTGACATCTTCGATACTACGAACATTCCAGAATATAATACATTTGTTGATGTAGTTCCAGGGACAGACGGGAAAAAAGAACGTAGCGGGGCAAACGTAAAAAATATGCCCAGTTACCTGCCCTGGAGGGCAATGCATCGCGTAACCAAACAGGGAATCACTAAGAGTAAATTGATTGTTAAGTTTTATGAGGATACGGCCTACACGGTGGCAGAAGGGTCCTACGATGAAGACGGAGAGGTTGACGATAAATATAACCCCCTTCAAGACGGATCTGTAAAAACAGCATCATCAGGTTCCACGATAACCATAAATCCTCCGTCGGGAAAAAATAAATTCATAGAAGTTCATGCTTGTCAGTTTTTAGCTACTTGCCTGCAGCCATTGTGCAGTTCTTCGCTGGTAGATACCGAGGCGAAGGAAGAAAAGAAAAAGGCCCAGGTAGACTACGAATACGAGGATTGCGAGTTCGCATATGGAGCTAGATTTCGGGCTCCGAATGGAGACCTGTATCAAACTAAATCAGAAGAAACATCAACTGAGTCATCGTCAAGCGCATCCACTGACTACAGCTCCTCTTATGATTATACCTTTGATTCGTGCGAGTTAAACAGCGGATCGATGTCTGTCTCTATTACTGCAAGCGGGAGTATCAGTCAGGGATACACTTCTAGCACTACCAGCAAAATATACAGTTGTGCTAGCCAGGGCACTAATGAAAGCGATTCAGATTATGATGCAGATAACGAAGATAGAGGCTACATCAATGGCAATTACTCGGAAAATGGGACCTATTGTAAATGTAAAAGAACCGATCCCAATGACCCAGACAGTTTGGTATGCAATGAAACTAGCTACTCTGATGGTGGTCCCATGGATGAGTGGGGGAGCATGTCAGTGCGCGGTGGGGGTGCCGATACATCCCTCAATGATGATTGTGATTTTGAGACATTTGTAAGTGCAGGTGCTAGTGTCGGGAACATGCCCTCCCACGCGATATACAGTTTATCTGCAGAAGGCACTGGCACAAAAACCTTTTCGTATAGCAAAAATTCTGTTACCGTAGTTTCAAGTGGCCAAGCAAGTGGTAGTGAGGGCCCCCCCGAAGGCTCAGGTTACTCTGGAAGTATAACGGGATCATCATCGACAACCGCAACAAGGACAGTAAGCCTGGGCGACAAAGTAAACACTGAGAGCAATTTTAATGAGAGTGTTACCCTGGATGATCCAGACAGGGACGGAGCAATTAGCGAATCAATTACATATTCTGGAGCCTTCAGGTCTCACATTAAGCTTATTTCGGCTGAATTTGAGGTTGAGACAATTCCAAAAATCAAAAAACCAGCCGAGCACAGGACCTATATCAATTATTTGCTTTCGGAGTTGGACAATGAAGACCCTAACAAGGCAATATTGAGTCATAAAACCTTCAATCAATTGATGATTACAAGAGACAACAACCCCAAAAAGGAGGACGACAGTTGGACCGTTAAGAGAAAATTTCCTATTTCAATCGCTTTGTCGGATGCCGATGGCAGTATGTGCACTATCTCAAGCGTAAGCTGTTTCACGGCGATGGACGTTGATGTCATTTAAAAATGTTAACTTATAACGAAAATGGATTCACAAGATAAAGAGGAGCTCGGTCACGACAGCATTAAAGCCAAAGAAAATTTCTTGGTATCTCACGGGGGCAGGCATGCGGGGATTTTTGATCAGGCTAAAAATGTTAATTCAGCTGCATCCAGAATATTGAGGGCCGCAATGACGGGAAAGGCTATTAGGGTTGAAAAGGAGGAGCTGCAGTATAGGCTTTCTGTGTGCAGGTCCTGCGACCTGTGGGACGAGGGCGGAAACGTAGGTCTAGGCAAGTGCAATCACCCAGGGTGCGGTTGCACTAGGCTGAAGCATGGATTTGCTACGGAGCAATGCCCGCTAAAAAAATGGAATTACGAAAAAGAAGACTAACTAACCCTTTATGATATAATACAGCTATGGCAGAATCCAGATCCAAAAAAAAGCAAAGATTAAGAGAAGAAGCAGCTCAGCGCGGAGCAATGCTCGGTAGCCAGGGGTCCAGCGGCGGTCAAGAACCGTTCAAGATTGACCGAGGCGACGCCCCTACGGGTCGTGGAGGCGATCCTACCCTGTCTCAGAAAGCCTTGGCGGGCGCTGAAACCGTTCATGACACCGCTAGACTCGCGGGAAGGGAAGGTAGAATTTTGGGCTCGAAACACGTCCAGAAGATAGCTGGATACGCAGACAAGCTCAACAAGATCAAGGCTCCTCAAATAATTGGAAACGCTGCAAAAGCCTCAAGGTTAGCACAGGTGGGTAGCATGCTGACTCCAGCAGGAATATACACTGCAGCAGATTTAATTACAGGCGCTGTGAGAGATGACGGTAGGGGTTTATCGGAAATGGGCGGAGATGCCATTGGTGGATCCATTGGTAAAATGATGTATGGCAGCGGTGACGGATACGGCGACAACGAAGGCATGCGTACATTAGCCGAGGAGAACGAAAGACGGGAAGCTGCTGGAGAAGCAGCTATGTCGGCTCCTGAGAGTGTAGCGTTCTTAAATGCAATGAACCCGAATCAATTCGATGCTACTAACGCTAGGCTAGATGCCCAGGAGGGAATACAGACCCCGCAATCTCTGCAGGCAGCACCCGAAGGCACTCTTATAGGCAGCTACCAGGAGCCAGGCGGAGAAAACATAGGGATGTTCCAAGGACAACCCAACGCCCCAATAAATCAACAGCAGCTTGATTCTATGGCGGGTCAAATGGTTGATACTGGAGCTTCGTTTATATCTGGTGGACTTACGGACGCAAGCGGACAAACGATACCTGGAGCAGCTGGAAAACCCGAAGGTATGCGCCCCTTCATAGATCAATCTGGTCAGGTAGCCTTCGCGGATCCTGAAACAGCCAACACGATGAACGCTTTGGCTGGTAAGGAAGCTCAAGAGAACATAGCAGCTCAGCAAAGATTCTTAGCTTCCGATGCGGCAAAGGAAATGAGCAATAGGCAATTACAAGCCGTTCGAGACAGCACATACTCACAAGAGAGTATAGCCCGCGAAAATAGAATTAACGACATTGCCCCAGGAAATAATAGACAGCGGCCCAATCTTCTAAATCCTCAGGGTTCAAATGGACAACAGCCCAATCTTTTAAACCCTCAGGACTCAATTGGAGGACAGCCCAATCTTTTAAACCCTCAGGGTTCAAACGGGGGACGGCCCAATCTTCTAAATCCTCAGGGTTCAGATGGGGGAAGCAGCACACCTGCCAGGGAATCAACCTCCCGAGAAAAGAGAATTCAAGGGATCAAGACGGGAACTACGAACTTCAATACAGCGGTAAGTGACCGCGACAGAAGGGCCGCCAATGGTGAAGGCATGAGCATGGCTGACTTAGTTGACATCGCAGAAGGCAATGCCAAGGGCGCAAGCCCACGGCAAGTTGCTAGAGGTATGAAGGTCTCTGAAATGAACGGCATTAATCCTATGACGGGAAATAAGGTTGCGGACGAATTAGACGAAAAAGTAAGGCAAGAGAGGTATGACAATGCCAAACTGAATTCATTGAAGAACGAGGACCCAAGCAAATACGACATCGCGGCAGCTCAGGCTGACGCTCTACTCGAAGGTTACACAGGTCAAGATGGACAGGGTATGGATGAAAAGGAGCTAGATGATTTGAGACGACAAATGATCTTCAAGTTTTTGAGTCCTAATGCCGAGTATTACGATAATCCATTTAGACCTGTAGTTGCAGATACCGACAATAAATAATGGACCCAGAAGAAATCGACGCCGAAGAAGAAACTAAACTTGAGTCGGAGGGCGCTCCTGATAGACCTCCTCTTAGTGCTGGGCAGATTGCTGGGTCAGCATCTACCGAAATAGGTTTTGGTATAGGCGGAGAGATTGCCGCTCAGTTCCTGAAGACAAGAATACCCTTTGCGAGGGCAGGAGTCAGGTTTCTCTCTGGAGCTATTGGTAGCGCTGCAGCCCAAGTGGGCTTTGAGGACAAGGGATCCGCCGACCTAAGCCTGGGTAGAATACTTGCTGCTGGTGCAGTTAATACAGTAGACTTAAAGGGCAAGGGGGTAAATCTTAACCCAGCCAACAGCCAGATGCTCAAGGGGGCAGCTCTTGCTGGTGGTGAAAGAGCTTTGGGTGACGTCATTGATACTGGTGAAGTAGACGCAGAAGGAACCCTACTGGCGATGGGAACTGGCGGTCTTATGGGCAGGGGCCTAGGAAGCATAGACGCTAAATATTTCAGCACTGCTCATAAATTGGTTGGTAAGAGTGCCAAGCAGATTGATGAGCTAATAGCGACTGATCAGCTTACGGATGAAGCCGTCTCAAGCGTTCTTTCTCCTATTCTGGGTAAGGACGCAACAACTAGACAGATTGCAAAGACCAAAGATAGACTTCAGCGCGAGTTCATTGCCAACGAGTTATCTCAGTCCGAGACTCCAATTCGGAATGCACTAATACGGGGACTTAATTATATCGCCCCAGCGAAACAGATTGGTAAGGGCGCTAGAGAAGGTTACTTTAAATTTCAAAACGACATGCAGCGGGCCGAAGCGCTTAGCACAAAACTGGATGCCAAAATCACGAAGGTTGTTTTGGAAAGGGAAGACCTAAAGCAAGACATAAGTGACTTCATGGATGGAGGCGTGATGTCAGACAAGCTGGCCAAGGAGCCTATTGCTGGAGACCTCAACGCAATGAGAGATATTGAGATCAAGGCGATGAGTGATCTCTATGACATTCTCGATGAAACCGATGAATTCGACCTTCTACCTAAAGCTCAGAAAGAAACTCTGATGACGAGGATGCAGGAAGAAATACAGCGGGGATACAGGAAGTATGACACCGCTACCTACAAGGCATTCACTGATAAAAAATTTACTACGACCGAGGCTCAGGAAGCTGCAGCCAGAGCTGAAGTTCTTTCTGGCCTTGAAAGAAAGGCTAAGGATGCTGGTCAGGATATTTCTGACGATAAAGTTGCCAAGAAGATCAATAGTGCAGTAGATGCGCATTTTAAGCATTTAGATAGCATGCTGGCGAAGGAAAAAAGAATGTCCCAAAAGGCTCTCGTAGCTAGCCTGCCAGGTCGATTTGAAATGAAGCTAGAGGGGCACCTCCCAGGTCCAGCCGAAAGAGCTTTCCTGGGTGAAGTCACGGCTGGTATACAGAAGCCTGCTTACCAGGCTAAATACAGGATAAGAGACTCCAGGAGACATATAGCCCAGATAGAGTCGAACCTTGCTGTAGTAAATGCCCTCAAGAGCACGAAACAAGTGAGAACCCGTAAGGAGCTTGGGTTCACTGAGTTAAGCTTACCAGGTATGAAGGGAGTAGATTCAGACGGAAGGCAGCTTTATATTCCAACAGAAACTGCGCACGCTATTGGCAAGCTTTACGAGTCGGAATTTTCGGAAATGATGGCGGAAGGAACTGCTGGGTTCGTCAATCAAGCTTTTGGAAGCATGGTTGCTTATTCAAAAGCTGTAAAGGTTATATACAATCCGCCATCCTATGCGGTCAATGCAATCGGCGGAGCTATCTCTGCGGCTTCCAACGGAGTAAATATATTCAGCAAGGACTATTTCAGGGGGGCTAGACTTGCACTGTCCGAACTTGAGGGAACCGCCATTGGAAATGTTGCAGGCAAGATAACCAAGAAGCAAGAAGCCTCCTACAGAAAAAAATTGGTTTCAGAGGTAGATGAAATGTATGAATACGGCATTGGTAATGCAAGTATTGCAGCAAATGAAGTTGCTGCAGCCATAAGAAATGGCAAGGTGGGCAATCTTGCTGAGCGCATGACCAAGACAATGGGCAAGCTTTACAGCGTCACCGACAGCGCAACAAGATACGCTATCTGGAAATCCAACCAAGGAATGATAAGGAAGAAGCTGGTCAAGAACGGCGTATTTTTGACCGACGAACAGGTCAAGAGAATGGCTGCTTCCATCACGAACGACACCTACCAGAACTACGAAAGAACAACCAGACTCGGCAAGTATCTTTCGAGAAGGGGACTGCTGCCTCCTTTCGTTACATTTACACTTGAGCTAGCCAGGAACACAATGAACCAGGCTAGGATTGCTGGAGAGATGATTCACGGAGCTAGTTTCTTTAAGCGGTTCGATATAGATCTTCCAGCGGACGAAGCCCAGAGGGCCGCCGTCCTGAATGCAGTGCGAAATGAAGGGCTTAAAAGATCTGGAATGCTAATGGGAATCCTTTTTGCCTCCGCAGGAGCAAAGGAGTTCTTATCCAGGGGCGTAGAGACGATACCTGGAGTGCAGGGAGAAGCTTTAGATGGATCACAAGAGAGAGACGACTTTGCTTTCTTCGGATTCAGTTACATGAGAGACAAGGACTTCATGGCTACTATTGACAAGGAAACCAAGAAGGGAACCTTTGCGATGACCAGTTACCTCTTCCCTCACGCAACATTGACGCAGTTTGCTTCAGCTGTCATCGACGCAGCTTCCCAAGGAAAAGAAAATGAATACGACACGACCAAGACCCTATCTGGATTAATTTCGGAGGAGCTCCTGGGCGAAGGCACATTTATCAATCAAAACGTAATGCGTGCTATTGATAACAGGGACATATACGGAGAGAAGATATCTACAACAGAAGGGTTTCAATCCTTTAAGGAAAGAGTCAATTCTGTAATTCTTGAGACCTTCAAGCCAGGTGTAATGCGCGAGCTAGAAAACCTTCAGGGTTCAATGGATGGAACTGGAGACTTTACTATGTCAGAAGTCCTGCTTCGCCAGGTCGGTGCCAGGTTCACGAAGATTGACTTCAACCAAATGGCTAAGAGGAGAATCCAGGACTTTGTTGAGAGATATTCTGACGCCAGGGGCAACTACAGCACTGACTTCAAACATAAGTTCAAGGAAGGCAAGATGACCGAAGAGCAGATCGAAAGGTCCTACAGGGAGGCCGTGGAAAGTTCCAAGGCTGCCTTCGATAGAATTGAAGAGTCCTACAACAGACTTGATTCGTTCGGGTATAGCAGAGACGAGAAGATCGATCTAATGAAAAGCGCGGGCGTAAGAAGCGCTGATATCTTCAGGATAACTAAAGGTATGGACTTTGAACCGTTCAAGAAGGGCGCAACGGAATCAACCCAGGAGCAATACGACGCTAAAATGGCAGGCAAGAGCCAGGCGGAGAAAGCTGGCATAATTCAAAGGATGAGAATGGGGGGAGCCGCGGAAAGAATGCAGGCGGACCGATTCATTGCCGAAGAAAAGAGGAGACGCACGAACCAGAGATATGGAAGAAGCGCTCAGGACCTGTTGTTGATGAATCTGAATGCGGGGGATAGGGCTGACCTACTAAGACAGATGAACGCCCACATAGATAGATCCTTGTTCAATGAAATGAGAAGGAAGAAGATAATAAGCAACGACGTAGCCTCGCTCTTGCTATCTAGATAAAAAAACCCCCCTCGTGATTACACGAGAGGGGCTGAGGGTTAAACAGGGTCAAGAACTAACCCGCTCTTCGTCACCTAGGAGCTTACCTCGCATTACTTTGTAATGCCTGGGGGAACGCGTGTCAAGGAGTCCTCGTTATTTTTCTTGTTTTCTACTCTTTCGATTAGCTCCTTGGCGAAATCTGTTAGTACTGGTCCGCAGTAGACTTCTTCTACTTCCTGGACAGGGGTGACTAACTTTCCGCGTGTGCTTTCAAAATACTTAATGCAACTTGTTATACTACTCATTTAATAAAACCTCCCGTATTGATTATAAAATTTAAAGTTTCCCATTAGGTCCCTTTCACCTTCTCTGTTCTTGCCGATCTTGTAAACCATATTCTTGTATTCACCCACGTTATCCTTGTAGCTGGCCTTGTTCATGTCCATGTGCTCTGGATACATCATAATTATGACGTCAGCGTCATTCTCAATGTCCCCAGAATCGCGTAGATGATAAACTTCTAGGCCACCCTCCGAACGAGCGCCGTCTCGGTTGACTTGAGATAGCAGTATTACTGCTATATTGAGCTCAATGGCCATCTGCTTGACCTTGTGCGAGATGTCAGAGACACCAGCGGTCTTGCCGAATTTATTGGCGTCCCAGGGGACAAGCTGAAGGTAGTCTATTATTATCAGCTTTATCCCGTGCTTGCGAACCATTGACCTAGCCTGGATCATTAGATCTTCAACATTGCGAACGCTGTGACTGGTAAAGATGTTCATGCCCTCTACAGCTTTACTGCTTTGACGGACCTTCTCTCTTTCGTCTTCAGTTATCAATCCAGCTTTTATGTTCCT